GTAAGCTTGATGATGTTGAGCGCCATGTGTGCTTCTCTACTGTACTATGGTCTCGTGTCTTTAGACCCTACTCGTGGACACAGGACTTTTTTTCGCGGCCCATGGTAAGATGTCGGGGCCCTCCCCCCCTCCGAATTTATCAGCGGCCCAAAATGCGGCCATGAATGCGTTCAGGGCACTGGTCGAGGCCATTCAAACATTGCCTAATAACTCCTCTAGCCTCAAGCCGCAGCTCATTGCGACGGTCAATGCCATGCGCAGACTTAAAGCCGCAAAGGCCGCAAACCCAAATGCGGCAGCCAAGCTCGCGGCGGCCAACGTACCCGCCACCCCTACTACGAAAAAGTCGTTTATAACCGGAGCCGTGAATAAACTGACCGCCTGGAGGACGCGTCCGACGCCCACTAGTGTCCGGGTGGAGGCTAATAAGGTTGTGAACGCGATCTCGGTGGCGAACAGATGGCGCAGAAAATACCCTGCTTACCGCCCCCTCGGCGCCGCTGGTCGGGCCGCTGCAGCCGCCGTGGGAGCAGCTGGTGGTGTCAAAACCGCTTTTGGTTCATTGGGCGCGGCTTATAATGTGCGACGTGCGAAGCTGGGCCTACCCACTATTGTGAATTACAAGAAGACCCTGAACAGATTCAAGGTCGCAAGGGGTACACCTAATAAACCATATATACTTCTGGCCAATGAATTGGCCGCGGCCAGTAACAAGAACTCGTTCATATCTTGGCCTGTACTCTACAAGGGGAATAAGAACACCTCCAAGTACGCTGCCAACCTCGTGAACTGGGCCGAAGGAAACATGGTGTCCAAGCTACAGGGGAACGCCAATCTTCCCATTAAGGGAATAACAAAGGCGAATAAGAATCTTTTGCGTAATTTCGCCAAGAGGAACAAGATTAGCGCGATCTCAAACTCTCAGAATTACGCCACGCTAAAGAGACTTCTTGCTATGAACGATGAGGGAGTGGCTAATTTTGCAAAGCAGCCCATGACGACGTCTCAAAAGGCGAAAATCCAAGGTCTCTTGAATAACGCTGGAATCCCTGCAATATTGGCCAAGGCGGCCGCAAACAAAGCAGCTGAAAGGGCGGCTGCAGAGAAGGCGATTGACAACGAGCGGGCAGCGGCGAATGCGGCTCGAGACGCCGCCATGAAGACCATGGCAAATAAGGCTGCAGCCAACGCGAAGGTGGCGGCAGAGAAAGCCGCTGCGAACAAGGCCGCTGCGAACAAGGCCGCTGCGGCTAAGAAGGCCGCCAACAACGCGGAACTAAAGGCGGTTGCCAATAAGACCAAGGCTATTGAAAAAGCCCTGACCGAGCTGGCAAAGGCGAAGAATCCCTCGGCGGCTGAATATTCATACGGCATGATTAAAACACAACTCGCCAAACCGGGTGGTATCCCGTTCGACACCGTAAAAGCCATCCAGGACGGCCGGGCCGCAGCTATTCAGATGATCAAAGAATATCGTTTGCAACAATTTATAAAAGAATTTTATAAAAACAATACCACCGCTGGCAGCGGCACGGGGCCCACGTGGAAGCCTAATGAAAAAAACAAAAACCAGGTGATCAAGGCACTCACCAAGGCCGCGTCACGAGCCTCGCTCGCAAACAGCAACAGGAGTTCCCTCCAAAAATATTACAATTTGACTAATGATTTTAAAGTTACACGTGCCGAGCTTAAGGCCGCCCTGAATAAGGCTGGTCTGATTAACACAAATAGAAAACAGTTTATATATAATATTGGTAGTAATAAATTCGGTAATGAACGCAACATCGGCGCCAACGCCAGGGTGAATATTTATTATCCCAAATTCCCATAGGAACTCGGGCCTCCCGTCGTCGGCGGGGCGGGGGGCGGGCCCAATAACAAGGCCGAGGCGGCTAGACTCAAGGCACAGAAGGATAAGATTAGAAATTTCGTATTGAAAATATGGCCCCTGACCAAGGGCAATACGAACAGTCGAACAAAGTTGTGGACTCCACGATTGAAAAATAATACAAACTTGATTCGACGCATCAACAGTCTCAAGGGCAATCTCACCGAGGCTGAAATCAACGCCGTCAAACAAAATATAAACGCGGCCGCAAGAAATAGAAAAATAGGGTATTTCCGTGCCGGTCTGGTCGATGTGGTCGATGGCAACCTGAAGAACAGACTAGGACAGGTGAAGTGGCTTGTGAATCTTGGACTGGGGCCACGGCCGTCATCACAACAGGCGCCGTGGGCCGCCGCGGCTCAGCGCAATGCGGCGGCGAGAAAAATTGGCAAAGCGTGGATTCACAGAACAGTAAAGAAGAACATCGTCGGTGCCACGCGTACACAGTTGGCGAGAACTCGGGCCATGCAACCGGGTGGGTCGGCTCGCGCCACCGCTCTCCTTGGTGCAGCTAGCGCACCTTGATAAATTTTCGTCGCCTTTAGTAAATGGCCAGCATGGGTTTCGAGCCCAAGCTCGATTGCGGTTGCGGCTGTGGGGGCGCCAAGAAGAGTGACACGGTCAAGTTCAAGTACGCGGCGTACTCGGCTCTTGTGTTCTTCTTCGTGGCGAACCCGGAGACGTTCAAGCTCGTCAGCAAGATTCTGGGTGACTGGGTCGCAGGACCGGCTGGCTGCCCGACGCCCGCGGGTCTCTTCCTGCACACGCTCGTCTTCCTCCTGCTCGTCTTTGGGTTGATGAAGCTTCGGAGCTGAAACTTTTTTCCCAGTATCTATTAAAATGTGGACCAAGATTCTGATCTTTATGGTTGTCTTTTTCCTCGTCGCCAACCCGGCCACTTTCAAGATCGTCCGCAAGGTTCTGGGCTCGTGGGTCGCCAGCGCCGATGGTCTGGCCACGCCGGCCGGCCTGGTCCTGCACGCCGCCGTCTTCGTGGCTCTGGCCATCTTCCTGCCCAAGGCCCTGATGCGCGCGTCGGGCTACGAGGCTGAGGCTGAGGACTACGAGGAGGGTGAGGAGTATGAGGATGGTGAGGAGTATGAGGGTGAAGACGAGTTCGCGGACCTCCAGGCCGAGGCTGATCTGGCCAACGCGCAGCAGCGCATCGCCGCTGATAAGGCTCGCGTGACCGCTGCCCGGGCTGCAAAGGCGGCCGCGGCCGCCTCCACGATGGCGGCGCCGGCCGTCGTCGCTCCGGGCGCCGCGCCCATCACGACCGTGTCCAAGTATGCGGAGGATGAGTTCGTCGGCTACAGCTCGATGTACTAGGTCCTGGACCTGGGGCACGGGTCCTACGGACCCGCTAGAACTCCTCATCGAACCGCACAGAGTCACCAGCCTCGACCATTCGCTTTGAATAGTCCCCGACTCGTTTCTCGAAAAAATTCGTCTTTCCCTCGAGTGAGATGGTCTCCATCCACGCAAAGGGGTTTTCGGCCCCGTAGATGGGCTGGTGCCCGAGCTGCTTCAGCAGCCGGTCAGCCACGTACCTAATGTACTGTTTCATTTGTTCGGCATCCATGCCTATCAGCTTGCATGGAAGCGCCTCCGTAATGAAACTCTCCTCGATGGCCACGGCCCCCCTCACGATATCTGCCACGGGTGCGGACTTGTCCTCCAAGTGGTGATACAGAGCCACCGCAAACTCCAGGTGCAGTCCCTCGTCACGGCTGATCAGCTCGTTGCTGAAACACAGGCCAGGCAAAACGCCCCGCTTCTTGAGCCAAAAGATGGAACAGAAAGATCCCGAGAAGAATATACCCTCCATGCAGGCGAACGCCACAAGGCGCTGTGCAAAACTCTTGGCCCCGGTCCCCGTGGGCCCACTCCCCATCCATTCCAGAGCCCATTCCGCCTTGCGTTTCACGGCGGGCACAGTCTCTATGGCGCGGAAGAGCGAATCCTTTTCAGCCTTGTCCTCGACCAACTTGTCAATCATGAGGCTGTACGTCTCACCGTGGATCGACTCGTTGAAAGACTGATACGCGTAGAACGCCCTGGCCTCGGCAATCTGCACCTCGGTCCCAAAGTTCAGATTTATGTTTTCCATGACGATACCGTCGCTGGCCGCAAAGAATGCGAGGACCATCTTGATGAAGTGGCGCTCTGGGTCTGTGAGGGCCGACCAATCCGTGACGTCAGCCCCTAGGTCGATCTCCTCGGCCGTCCAGAAGGACCCGACCGCCTTCTTGTACAGTGCCCATAGGTCCGGATACTTGATGGGGAATACGGTGAATCGACTATTTGTGGGAACGAGGATCGGGTCCGCCATACTCTAATTGGGGTTTTATTCTTTAGGCGCGGCAGTACACTTTAGTCATTACTCTAGACAATACATAAGTATGGACTGGACCCTCCAGAAATTGATGGTACTTATGGCAATAAACACAACTGCCGCGAGTATAAATCACGTCCATCGTAACCATGATCTAGGAATAGGGGCCCGTCTCGTGCTATTCCTACACCATCTTGTTATTATGATAATTATTATAGGAGCATTCTTAACTACTGATAGGTTTATTAGGTACCATCTTTTACTCGCGACGGGGGTGTTCGTCTTGTGGTTCTGTATCGATGGATGTTTTCTCACATTTGCCGAAAAAGAACTCGTTGACTATTCACCAAGTGATACGGCGGCCCTGCACGGAACATATATAAACGGCGCTATGCACCAGTTACTCATTACGCTTCCGCTAATTTTCTACGATTTTTATAAACTTCTAGTGTAGGGATGGCCACCGTGAGTGGATTTTACGCCATCAAGGATGAGATGACGGCGACGTTCTACGTGACGACGACGCTTCCACCCGAGCTCAAGACGGGTGCCCAGCTCTTGAATCTTCCAGGCATCATAGGAAACGCTCTGGTGACGACCGTTCTGCCATTTCGGGGATCCCATCAGACATATGGCGCCTATAACGGAAGTTTTGATTTCCAGGCGGACAAGGCCCAGACCATCCAAGGGATCGTGCCCGTCTCGACCGTGACGCTGTCATCGGCGCCCTTCTCGAACGCGCCACCCGTGTACTCGATGGACGGCACGTACTTTGTTTCGAATTATAAAGTGTATTTCTACGCGACGACCCCCTTCCCACCGGGACTCAAAAAGGGGTGGCTCCTCACGAATCTCCCGGGCGTGGCGCCGGTCCTACAGGTCCGGGCGTTCCAGTCCGTGCCCGGTATTTGGCCACGACCCAAATATCCAGGTGACCCGACGCCCGTCACGAAGTACATGGGGACCATCATCACTTCACCCGTGCCGCCCCTCGCCCCCCTGCCTACAAACTCGCCACCCGGTGGCACACGGGTCCAAAACCAGGCCATCCTCGCCGCACCGGTCACGACCGTCGGATTCATCCCCCAGCCCCTGAATCTCGCACCCCCCCAGATTCTCACCTTGCCGCCGCTCGACGACGACAACTTTCCCAGATTTCCAGTGGATCTCAGGGACCTCGATGCGGAACCACCGGGTCACGTCATGCTCAACGACAATAATCTGACGGAGAAGAGTCGGCTTGGTTTCAGTGCGGGTGGCGTCCTGGCACTCGACGCCATCGGGCCTCAGGAGAAACTCATCGCGGACACGACCGACTTTACACAGGGTGCGTGGACACCATCTTACAAGCAATATTCACTGTCCGTCGTGTATCAACAGCGCGTCCCCGTGCCTGGCACAACCTTCATCCGACGCACGGAACCGGGTGTCGCGGTGGTCGAACTCCGACCAACAGAACTCGGCGATCTCTTTTCAAACATGCACCTGCAGGTGACCCTACCAGCCCTGAGCGCGGGCTCTGCCTACACGAACCAGATTGGCCGGGCCCTCATTGAAAAGGTGGAGTTTATCGTAAACGAGACTGTCATAGAAACCATATATGATGATTGGCTCGTGATCAGAGATCAGACATTCCTCGACTATGACGAACAGGTTGGAATGCTGAACCTCGTGAATGGTGGCCAGGCGAATCAGAACCTGACACCCTCGACCCCCCTCAACCTCCTCATCCCACTGGAATTCTTCTTTTGTCGCCGGCACAGTCACGAGAACAAGGCGCGTGAGAGGCTCCGCCGCCCCTACTTTCCAGTATGCGCCATGTGGGCCCAGAAGATTTACATCCGCTTCACGTTCAGGCCGCAGACCTGGTTCACAAACGCACCGGGCACCATTGACCTCATCAATCCGTACATCGTCCTAGAGTCCGTGCGTCTCACGGATGCCGAGCGCCTGTACTATCGCAACCAGCCCCTGCGCTACATCGTTCCGACAATAAAGAAAGAGTCCACGGCCGAGTACAATCAGGGGGCTGTGACAGCCACGCTCACCGCCAACTTCCCCGTGCAGCTCTTGGCTTGGTTCATCCGCAACAAAAATTATGAAGGGACCCAAAATTCCAACTTTTACGACGTGCGTTATCTGTACGGGTACGCGTCACAGTACATCACGGCTGCAGTTCCCCTGTCATTCCCGACTGGTCAGGCTCAGTACATCGACTCGATCGAGACCGTGAAGATTACCATGAATAACGTCGACATCCTTGACACGTTCGCCAACGGCACGTATTGCTCGTTCATTCAGCCCATGGAGCACGGTCTGTCCGTGCCCCAAAAGAATATCTATCTGTATTCATTCGGTCTAAATGTGACTGAATACAACCAGGGTGGTTACATTGATTTTTCAAAGTTGAATTCTCAAACGTCAAACCTGACGCTCAAGTTTTTGCCAGAGCTTGCGGCGACCATCACACAGTACGCGTTGTATCTGTTCTATTATGGATACTCGGTTCTGGAGTTCCAGGGTGGCTTTGCTCGTATGGCTTATTTGTAGTCATGTAGTCTATGATGCCATTGGTCAAGCACCACTTGATGAAGTTGAGCTGGGCGACGGTCGTCGTCAGGCCCTGAAACTGTATGCGCTCGGTCCGACAAAAGGGATCGAAGAGCTTTTTCGAGTATCCGTCGAGACTCGACTTGTAGGCCACGTGGACGGTGAACGCACGCCCGGCCGGAGTCGTGTACGTGACGTGTCTATTCTTGGCGTAATTGGTGATGAACCACTCCAAATTACGCAAAGAAATACCTTGACTTTTAGTCGTGAGGATGTCGTGCAGCCGTCGGGCGTTGACCGGGTCCTCGTAGAAGCGCGTGAGGGACTCGAGCAACAAGTCCGACTTGCTCATTAATTTAGAAGAACTCTAAATGTTTAACTGTCTTGACCTTTTCACACGCAGGGCATCCTGCCAAGTACATGGGCGGGAGGGTGTGCGTGTGCTGCGGGCCCTGTGGAACATCGGCCTCGAGGGGGCGCATCGCGATGACCGGCTTTTGATCCTGATGCATCTTGCAGTACCCGTCTATCCGCGCGTGACGTGTACACCGCGTGCCCTTGCCCACCAGGCCCAGACATTGGTCCGTCTTGACCTCCATACAAGCCACATCCTTCATGAGCTTTTCAAATGGTAGCCGGTACGTTCGGGACACGTGCTGCACGACGTTGCTCAGACGCTCGCTCACGCGCCTATTGACCTCATTCTCGAGAATGGCCATGATCTGTTGCTCCATGTGGTGGCGCCTTGATTACTTGGCGATGGGCTTCTTAAAATACGCATCGAGTGTGCGCATCTTGGGATCGAATGTGCCCTTTTTGTTCCCGGCCGTGGCCGCCGCAAAGATCGTCCTTTCGGGGTCCGAACCGACCAGAGGCTCCAAGAGATCACACACGGGCTTTTTGAGCTGGTTCGTGAAATAGTACTGGTAGTCGAGCGGGACGCCCTGTTCCCTGACCCACGTGGGATCTTCAGCCTTTTCCGTTAGCTTGCCGTTTCTGGGCATCAGAGCCACCACAAAAGGGACACGATCACCCTGCTGTGGCTCCGAGCCGGGTGAGCGCGCCTTGATCTTGTCACGGACCGCCACGTGAGGCATCGCCACCTTGTATTCACTGGCGAGCTGCTTGCTCATCATGAGCTTCTCCATGGGAATCTTACCCGCCACGAGGTCAGCCGACGCCTCGCGTGCAAACTGTATGACTGGCCGTGGATCATCGGAGTCGAGGATCATTCCAAGCAGGCTCTTGAGAGTCTCGCGGACGTACGGACAGCTGTCACGCCGGACCACCTGCAGCCCCTTGACGTCAATCTTTTTGAACTTGACGAGACGGGTCCCATCCTCTTTCAGGACGGGTCTCCCATCCCTGTCCGACACCCCTTCATACATCTTGGCCGCGTAGCGCTTTTTCGAGTACAAAAAGTACGGACAGTAAACCTTCTCGAGTTCCAGATCGTTCGGGGCCTTGAAGAGCTTCGTGCACGCCTCGGCCGCAATCTCACCCTGGATCCACGAGTAGTCTATCGCATCCTGACCCTTCCGGCCCTGTACGTCAAACTCGACCATCACGGAGTCGGTATCCCCATACCTCACATTGGCTCCCGGGAAGTTCGCCTCTACGTAGTTCTTCGTCTCTTCGATCATCTGACGACCCCGCATGGTCACGGTCGACGCGATCGGCACGCACGGGAGCATACCCTTGGACGCGCCCGTGAATCCGTAGATGCTGTTCATGCTAATCTTATAGGCGAGCTGCTGGCCGTTGTAGACCGCCTCCATGGGTGTGCCCTCGGCCGCGGCCATGAGCTTCTTGGCCTTTTTGCGGAAAGCCTTGAGGTCAGTCAGAATCGTGGGGAGGAGGGACGTGACCCCTTGGGCAAACTTGTGGGGCCCGAACGTCTCGTACTCGACGCCGGGAAGGTTGTCGTACTTTGGGTCCATGACGAGCGTCGAATAGCACAGGTTGTGAGCGACCATGATGCTCGGATACAGGCTCGCAAAGTCGAGGGCCGTGATGGGGCCGTAATACGCACCCGTCTGTGCGTCAAGGACGGTCGCACCCTCGTACTTGTCGTCGGCGCTCGGTCCCTGCCGCCTGAATGTCGGGATCAGGAACCCGAGCTGTCGGGCCTTGTAGGCCATCTGGCTAAACACCTTGATCTGCTGACCGCGCTCACTCAGAAATGCCAAAGGGACCCAGCACGCCTTGGCCATCTCAACGAGGTTCTGTATCTGGCAAACCTTGGCCATGATGGCGTGCGGCAACTCCGTGTCCTTCAGACAGTACTGTGCGACCTCACCTAGGCGTGCCGGGTCACCCTCGGCAAAACGGCTGAAAATCTCCTTGACTGGCATATCATTCTTCTGATCGTTCAGAAAGTGCTTGGACACGTTGTTCAGCGAGTATGATTCGAGCTTGTGCTCGCGCTTAATGTCCTGGAAGAGGTCGAATACGTACCGGCCAATCATCGGCACCATCTTCAGCTCGTTGTT